CAGATAATAAGTATGTAGCTATTTCAAAAGATCTTAGTACAAATACTGATAAATGGGCTGATGCCGATGCAGTTTATTGGCAGTATGACTCAAATTCTGGCAACTTCTCGAAGGTTGTAGATGGAATCAATCCAGTAGTACCAAGCGGAAACCCTGTTACACGTACAGGATATCTTCCTGATTCCGTTCAGGTGTTCTATGTCAATGTGGCTGGTGAAAACAGAGCCATTATTGTCAATGGAGCAACTCCTGAAGAATTGGCAACTGGGCTAGAGACTGAAATCAAAGCTATTCTTACTGAAAAAGATCTAATTGATTTTTACTCAGTAGAGGCTCTAGTTTCTGACTCTGATGCTGGTAAACTTTCAGCCACCAAGTATATCCCAAATAACGGACTATCTACGACCAGCGATCTAGTCTCAGTAGTGGGTAATCCTTATATCCGCCCAGAACTTTCTGAGTTGGATGAAGGAGCAACTCAAGATGATAAAGCTACAGCTAATGGCTTCTACTCGCATGATTATGTTCTAAGAGTAAAGATTACCTCTAAGAACGGCGTAAGTTCGCCAGTATACCCAGGACTCAATCGTTCCGGTATCTCTGATCCTAATGTAGTAAAACTAATCTCCACTGATCAGAACGCTACTTATGATTCTTATAAAGTTTCCGCTACTGCAAAAGCTAGTGACTTTGTATATGCAATTGAGCAAGGAGTAGGTTCAGGAGCACTCGCCCCTGGATTCCTATTTGCCCCAGAGGCTTACTCAGTACTAACCTATGAAGCAGGAACAGGAGACTTTGCAAGTGCTTCCGAAGCTCGTCAAGAAAGGTTAAAGATTACACAGACTCTAATTCGTGCCGCTGAAGGCAGAATTGGAACGACCGAAGGAATCACTGCTACTCAGCATGTGGCTCTAATCGATTGTGGTGCTGATGAAACTTCACTTGGAGATGTCCAAGATGAGTTGGATCTTCTTAAGAGTACAGTCGGAGTGCCTTATGGCCATGCCGCATACTACGCTCCATATGTGAGGAATCTTGACGATCGTTATGTTGCTCCTTCTGGATATGTAGCTGGTATTGCTTGCTCAAGATATATCAATGAAGGTTTCCAACAGCCTCCAGCTGGCGCCCGTTATCCACTACGCGGTGCTAATGGTCTTAGATTTGATATCTCTGCTCAACAACAAGAAGTTACTTATGCACTTGGTCTGAACCCAATCCGTTCACTTCCTAATCGTGGCATTGTAACTTGGGGCGCTAGAACTCTCTCTAGTAATCCTCTGTTTAAGTTTATCAATACTCGCGTAATCCTCAACGTTTTAGTTGATGTTCTAGGCCGTAGTTTTGATGATATCCTGTTTGAACAAATCGATTCCGCTGGCACAGTATACGCTAGAGTTAAGTCTATTGCCTCTCAGGTGTGTGGACAATTCTTCCGTCAAGGAGCTCTCTTTGGAGCAAGACCAGAACAGGCTTATTTAGTAGTCTGTTCATCGGCTAATAACGACAGTCTAACCCTTGAGCAAGGAACAGTAAGACTAGATGTTTACGTGGCAACAAGTCCAACCCTTGAGCGTCTACTTGTTACTGTCGTAAGAACGCCAGCTGGACAGGTAGTTCAGTTGAGTGACTCGTTCTCCAGAAATGAAGAGAGATTTAGTAATCTTCTCAATACTACAAACGTATTCTGATAAATGAAAGAACACGTACTCAATACTAAAGAGCCTCTTTCATCTCAACAGCCTAAAAAGGTTGTTTTTATTGAGATGTTCAGAGCGGGTCCTCAGATTTCCTCTACTGGCCAAAAAATGGTCTTTACTGAGAATGATCTGGAGCAGGTCGTTAAAACCTACAATCCAAATACTCATGAGGCTCCGTTAATTATTGGCCATGACCAAGACGACGGAACCCCAGCTCTTGGGTGGGTACGTAAAGTCTGGAGAAAAGGCAAAGAACTTTGGGGTAAGGTTGAACTTACCCCTAAGGCCGAACAGTTAATACGAGATGGAGTTTTTAAGAAAGTAAGTAGTTCCTTTTACTTACCAGAGGCGGAAACGAATCCAACACCAGGAAATTTAGCCCTTCGTCATCTTGGATTGGTATCAATCCCAGCGGTTAAAGGGCTAACCGCTTTTTCTGAAATCTCTGAGTCAGAGACTATCACTTTTACCCCCTCCGAAGGGGAGTCTTCTATTTCGTTTAAAGAACACTTAGGAAAAAATCAAACTATGGCTAGGAAAAAAACCAAAACAGAAACTCCTGCTTCGGTGATCGAACACTCCGAAGGGGGAATGACTGTTAATATCAATATTGGCGGTGGTGGTAAATCCGGCGCCAATGTATATGACGATAGCGGAAATAAAGTTTCAGAAACTGGCGCTCCAGCCGATTATGAAATGGAATATGGCATGGATGCAGAAATGCCTCCTGCTGATCCGATGATGGAAATGGCAGATGATGCCCCTGAAGATGGCGATATGCCTTCTGACATGGATAGTGATTCTGACATGCCAACAGATGACGGTGGTGATGGTAGTGATAACATCGATGCCGATGCTGATCCTACTGCAGACGCAGATGGCGCTGATAGTACCGACGGTGCCCCAGACACAGATGGCGGTGATGGCAACGATATGCCTCCTGCTGGGCCTTCTTCAGAAGGTGGAGATGATGGTTCTGATATGGAAACAGACGATGTGTCTGGAGACATGCAGGACGACGATCAAAAGATTGCTCAACTCGCCTCAGAATACGAAATTGATGAGTTAATCAAGGCTCTAGCTCTAAAAACCGATGCGGCTTCCATGATGGAAGGTGAGAATGGAATGTCCTATGGCGAAATGCCCGAAGGACTTAAGAAAGCGATCGAAGCTAAGAAGGGTGAAGAAGAGGGAGAAGAGGACGAAGAAGAGAAGACTGAAGACATGGGCGAAGCAGTGAAAGAAGGTGAAAAGCCTTCGGAAGCTGAACATCCCACTTCCGAGGAAGTAAAGGGAGCTGAAGAACCCAAGGGAGAGCAGGCTTATGGTGAAGAGGAAACTGAGGTTTCTGATAACGCTGAAGGATGCGAAGATAACGAAGAGGACGAAGAAGAGAAAGAAAAGAGCGATATGGCAGAAGAGACCACCACTGAAGAGGCTACAGGAACTCTGGATCATAGCGAGCGTGCTATGGGAGTTCAGAGCGATTTACAAGCTCGGGTAGCCGAATTGGAGGAAGAACTCTCCAGACAGAAGAAGTTGATGAGAGAGAAGGAGATCTCTGATTTCTGTGAAACTCTCTATGAGGGCGGTAAGCTAACTCAGCAAATCGTTCCTAAGACTGACCTCGTTCGTTTCATGGAAACCCTTAATAATAAGAACTCCGTGAACTTCTCCGAGTCAGGTAAGACTTCCCAATTTGACTTCTTTAAGAATGTCCTTGAGAACCTACCCTCAATGGTCAGTTTTGAAGAATTTGCAACCCAGGCTTCGGCTCCAGCAGCTAAGAAGTCAATCTCGCCATCAGCCGATGGGTATATCTACGACCCCTCTACAGCAGACCTCCACGTTCAGGCGTTGGAGTATGCTGAAAGTAAAGGAGTTGAATATACCATCGCTCTGAAGGCAATTATCTCAAATAACTCATAAGGAGTAAACTAAAAATGGCAACTGACCCACGTTATATGTCTTTTGACCACCAGTACGTTGAAACTGTGCAGTCAACCAACGCTGTTGAGGCCCACAGATTTGTAAAGCGTAATGGTGCTTATCCCGCTGCCGGTGCTTATGCCGCTGGCGTTAGCGTTTATGCTGCCCCTGGCCAAGGTGAACTCACCGCTAAGGGCTATCAGGTTGATGATGGTTCGACTCTCGTTTACGAAGGTCAACTCAATCCTTCCACAACCCCCTTCAAGACCAGCGTATTCCCATACCAAGGTCTTCTTTCGATTGTTACCTCCGGTATTGCTATCGTTGAAGTTGATGCAGCTGCCGCTGCCTTCAGTGTAGACGACGCTGTATATGCCACAACAACTGGAACCGCCACTAAGGCTGCCGGTGCTGGTGTTGTTCTTGGTCGTGCTCTTGACACCTCTGCTGCCACTACCGCTGGTCAGTATATCCGTGTTAAGCTCGGTAACGAAGCTGGTGCTTGATAGATATAAAGGAGAGTAATTAACTATGATGAATCTTGATCAGGTACGCGTAATTGACCCTATTCTTACGCAACTCGCCCAAGGCTATAAGAATGCCGAAGGTGTGGCTACATTCTTCGCTCCTTCGGTATCTATGAATACCAGAGCCGGACGTACACTCGTTTTTGGTAAGGAGGCTTTTGCGGCTCAGTCGTTCCTTCGCGCTCCTGGAACTAACATCCAGAAGATCCAGAACGAGTTCGGAACCCGTTCGTTCGCTCTCCGTCAGGAAGCGATCAGCTGGGAAATCGCCGAGGAAGTCGCTGCTGAAGCCAAGAACGGCGCTGCTCAAATTGACCTTCGTCAGTTTGCTGCTAAAGACGCTGCTAACCGCCTCATGCAGTCATGGGAAGTTCAGGTTGCTGACATCGTAACCGATTCTGCCCAGTATGAGAATGATAACGTTCTCGATCTCTCCACCTACAACGGTGGTGCTGACCGGTTCAACAGCCCAACTGCTGACGTTGAGGTCCTCATGGATAATGCCAAGGAGCAAGTTCGCTCACAGATCGGTATCTATCCTAACAAGATGGTGATCTCACCTGACGCCTTTAATGCCCTTAAGCGTAACAAGCGTATCCGTGACTTCATGCAGCGTGGCGTACTCGTGGATGAGAAGACCCTGGCTCAGATCTTTGGTCTTGATGAGATCCGCGTTGCCCGTAGACTCAAGCTTGATCCTGCCACAGGAAATCTTGAGAACATCTACAACAACGTTGCTGTTCTCTTCTACCATCCTTCAGGAGCTACCGATGGCTTCATGCCTGCTCTTGATGCCAACTATGGCAACCCTGCTTTCGCCTACACCTATACTCTCAGTGGCTATCCTATCGCCACTCCTGAGCGTTTCAATATTGAGCGTAGAGTATTCACCGGTGACATCCTTGTTGAGCGTAGCTTCGAGCTCGTCGGCATGGGCGAAAACGGCAAGTGCGGTTCTGGCTTCATCTTCAACAACCCCGTTGCCTGAGCCTAACTCACTTATTTCTTCTGAGGCCCCAACCGGGCCTCTTTTTTTTTATGTGTTTATCCCCCCAAGTTTAAAGCTATATATAGAATAGACCAATACTATGCCAAATTCTCCGTACCCAGATAAATTTGGAGTAGCGGATAACTGCAATCCGGCAACTGTTGATTACTTTATTGAAGTCTTTGGATATCAAGAAGCCGTAGAATTGTCAAATATTGATAATCCTACAGGCAATGATATAAACTACGATAAGATTCAGATAGCACTCAACGATGCTGCAACTCTGATAAATAATTACATACTCACTGCTCCGCCTCAAGGCAAGATTCTTATTGCCGGGTCATATCGTCGTACCCAAGCCATCTTGGCACGTTGGTACCTCGATACTCTCCGCCCACGTCAACAAGTCATTGATGCCGCTGAGAAGGCTCTTCAGCAACTTGAGTTATGGGCTGCTAAAGCATCTCCATCCACAGGCCTTAAGTGGCAAGAGGCATATCGTTATTGGGGAAGTGCTTGCTCGATGACAAAAAGTTCCTACCGCAGAGGCAGAAGTTTTACAGAAAACTCCACTAACCGCTGGGTACAAAATGAAGGTGGGAATGATCGTTTCTTCCAGTTCCCACGTAAAGAGGCGATGTCTTCCCCAAGAGTCCACTCAACTGCGTTGGATGGAAGTACACTTGGTATCGAGTCTACTATGTCTGAGTCGACACTTGAGATTAACCAATTAGTTTCTGCCCTTGAATCTACAAGAGATCTATCTGCATTTACAAACACCTCCGATGCTGTAGATCCACAAGATGGCGATACCATTAATGCTACTAATACCACGGAATCTACCGATGGTAACTTTGATAACTACGACGGATTACAAGTAGGAGATACATTCTAATGTCAAATCAAACTTATGGCTATGACCCCTTCAACCCTGCTGCTACAGATGGAGCTGGGTTTTACTTGGTTGCAGATGGGTCTAGTGGAGGATGCTATTACGGAGCCGGATACGGAGTAATAAGTGGAAAGATTGGAGTCTTTCCAGATGGTTCTGAGTATAAACAAGACGCCGCTTCTCTAAGACAATACGTTATCGAGTTAGAAGCCAACCGTAAAATCCAAGATCTATCCAATGTTCGTTTTACTCGTAATGTAAAACCAGGAGATGCCTTGCTCTATAACTATACTACTGGCTTCTGGGAACTTCAAGATTTTATTAGTGGCGGGGAGTTTTGACCCATGCTTTTGGAGATTGAAAACCAACTCCATAGGCGTGTCCATGGCACTCTAGGGCAGAGTGCTGTGGTCATCCGTCTTGCGGAGGAAATCGATGATTCTGGGAGAGTTGCCGAACAGGCGATGATTATCGTCAGTTTTGCGTCAGGGAATACGAGTAACCCACACAAAGGCGCATATATTCCTACTGTTAGGGCCAGAAAACTCAACTATACCGTCACTCTGATCCAGAAGCAGACACAACGGGAAGGACATAGCTTCTCATTACCCATCCTAGACCTTATTGCTGATGCAGTTACAGGATGGGTGCCTGAGGTCCCAGGTCTTGAGTTTCAGACAGGATTTGAACTTGAGAATGAAAGATTCGTCCAAGTAACGGAGGCATCTCAGTTCATTTATGAGCAGACGTACTCTGTAGAGGTATTAATTGCAGATGGAAGATTTTACTCTCAGCCTTGTGCTGCATTTGACCCGATCTCAGTCGAAGACTTTTTACCCAAGAGAAAGTGTCTTTTAACCCCAGAGCAAAGATCAACTGGATTAGCTGTTTGGAGAAGAATAATTACCTCCGAGCAGACTGAAGAGTACATAGTAGAAGATCCAAGGTGTCCCAGAGAAATATCTGATGTCCTAGAACTGACATGTGGTGAAGAACTTAATGGCTCAGCAACTTACAGATTCATTCCAAGATATGCTTATTCGGTTAATAGTAATGGTGAGAGGGTAATAGATAATTCTAAAGTTACTTCTGGAGTTTTGCAAAAGGTATGGAAATGTTATAAAAATAATACTGATTCTTACCCAGATTGGTTTAAGTTAAGAATAGACTCGGGATTATGGAGAAATGAGATTGGAACAGTTCCAAATTCAGACCCATACACGTCAGCATTACAAGAAATCCCTGTACACTTAAATAAAAATTATACTTAATGTCAATGGAAGAACTTTTTCTACAATCTCTAGAACTTCAAAACAATCTTCTAGGTGCCTCTCGACTTGCTCATTGGAATATAGAGGGCAGTGATTTCTATCAATATCACCTCCTCTTTGAGAGGGTCTACGGAATGGTGGAAGAAAAAGTAGATGGTCTAGCAGAGCAAGGAAGAGGACTCGGAATCGAGATTAAAGCAAAGATTTTTAACTCCGTGCCGGAAATTGATTGGTCTACTTCCAAAGACTTATGTGAAAGCCTCTTAGATTTAAATACCTCATTTAAAGAAAGCTTGGAAAGACTTCATGAGGAGGCTGAAGAATCCAAATTATATGGCCTAATTAATGTAATAGAAGATATTTTATCTGACTGTAATATTATTTCTTATCTTCTTACCTCAGTGATTAACGATATTTGATACTTTAAAGCCCCAGGCATTTGCTCGGGGCCATCTTTTTATTCAGTTATTATTTGGTCTTAGTTCCAAGAGATACAT